TGGGGCCGTTTTGACGTGGTACTCCTACATCGCGATGGTGCGAGGCACGTACTACGTTTGGATTAGCAAGACGGTCGACGTGCCGACCAGCTTGGATGACCTGCTGACCCCGGACGCATTTACTTGGGTTGTTGGTGTGAATGCCTACTCGGCACTCGGCACGGCGGCCTACCTGCCAGCAACGGCGCTCGCCGGTATTTTCAATCAGAATGCAAACAGTCTCGGTCTCATCGAAAACGTCCGCACGTTGGAGTTCAAATGAGTCATGCCCCTGCAGAGGTCACGCCTTGGGTTCTCGACGGCGGCGCGGTCGACATCCCGTGCGACGAAGTCATTACGTACTGGCGTGCGCCCGACGAAGCGTGCGACGTGACCCTGTCCGACGGGTCGGTCGTCATTTCGGCACGGACCACGAACGACACGGCCGAGATCGTGCGGGCCGACATCCAAGAACGCGCAGCTCGAGGCGAGTCGACGCCGGTTCTTGCGAGTCACCTCGACGCCCTTGACCTTCGGGCCGCCCTCCTGCACTGGGCTACGGGCTGACCATGCCGGTACGCCGCATCAAGAAAGGCGAGCCGGGGTACGGGCGCAACAAGTTCGTTGCGACCGGCACGCACAACGGCAAGCCGTATACGGTGCGCTTCGGCGATGCAAAGACCGACATCAAGCGCGACAACCCGAAGCGCCGCAAGGCCTTTCGAGACAGGCACAACTGCGACAATCCCGGCCCGCCGAACAAGGCCCGATATCATTCGTGCAAGATGTGGTCATCGAAGCCGGTGTCGAAGATTCTCAAAGGATAGTCATGGCCAGTCCGTACAAATGGGGAGCGCGTAGTCTGCAGCGCCTTGAGACGTGCGCGCCGCGTCTGCGCGTGCTCATGACGGCCGCCCTCGAGGCGGACGATTGCCCCTTCGACGTGACCGTCATCGAAGGACACAGGACGCTCGAACGTCAGGCCGAGCTGTACGCCATGGGCCGCACGGCACCCGGCTCGAAGGTCACGAACGCAAAGCCCGGGGAGAGTCGGCACAACAGCATGCCGTCAGAGGCGGTCGACGTCGGGCCGTGCGACCTTCGGGGGCAGGTGCTCTGGAATGACAAGGGCAAGTTCGATCGATGGGCGGAACACGTCAAGGCAACGGCCGAGCGTTTGAACATCGCGATACGTTGGGGCGGCGACTTCTCCTTCTACGACGGGGCGCACTTCGAGCTCGTGGAGGGTCGGTAATGCCGAAGGACGCCTGTTACAAAAAAATCAAACGGTCGTACAAGGCGTTTCCAAGCGCCAGGGCCAGTCAGGCTATTGCCAAGTGCAGGAAGGCCAAGGGGCAAGTACGCAAGGGCAAGTCGGGGTCATCGCTGCGGCGATGGGAGCGCGAGAAGTGGATCGATAAAGCCACCGGCAAGCCGTGCGGGCATTCGGGCGATAGCAAGAAGCAATATTGCCGACCGTCGAAGGTTGTCTCGAAGAAGAAGACCCCGTCGACCAGGCCGTCGAAGAAACAAGTACAGGACGCCCTGTTTCGCAAGCGTGCCGGAAAGCGCGCGAAGTCCACCAAGACACCGAAGAGGTATTCATGAGTAACGAACAGAGACGCGAAGGGATGCGCCGGCTTGGAAAGGCGCTTGTCGTCGGGAACCGAGACGCGATTGTCAAGGTTCTCGACGCCGTCATCGAACCCCGAAACCCGCTTTGGGAACGCATCAGCGACATCGCCATCGGGTACGTCGTTGACGCTATCCTTGCCGGCCGCGAAGACGTGGTCGACGGTGCACGCGAAGCGCTCGACCAGCTCGAGGGGTGACACGTGGACGAGCTCGGGTACGGTCTCGGCGGTGGCGGCGTTGCCGGCGTGCTGACGGCTATCCTTGCCGTCCTTGTACGTGAAAAGATAAAGTCAGAGACGACGCCGGCCGGCCCGGCGGGCGAGACGCTTGCGGCCATTCAAGACCTGACCCAGCGCGTCATCCGTCTCGAAGTACAGCTGGAGGCCGTCCGTGAAACGACCGACGACTTGCGGAACCTCAATCGGGACTTGTCCGCCCTCCTGCGCGACCTGTCTCGCAAGGGCTGAAATCTTTGAGGTTGAAGCCCTGGTCGCGCAGACACAGGCGACACTGTGCCGCGTACGTCTCGCGATGAAAAGAGAGCCGACTGCGCAGAGCAATAGCGTGACTTCGTTGATTGTTCGGGGTGGAAATCTGCGCAGCCGGCGAAGCGGGTGACAGGTCGAGCCGCGATTATGCGAAGCTGTGTCCAGGTGGTTGGTACCGCCGTCTCGACCCGTCGAAATCAGAAGGGAATGTCGGAAAGCCCGCCGTCATAGTCGGGCTTCTTGTGCGTGCGCTGCGGTGCCTTGTCGGCGGCCTGGTCGTCGGCCTTGTTACCGACGAAGCCGAAGTCGCGGGCGACCATTTCAGCCGACACACCGGGCGACCCGTCGCGCTTCTCATACGTGCGCACCTGCGGTTCGCCCGACACGGTAACCCACTTCCCCTTGCGAAGATAGCGTGCGGCCGCTTCGGCCTTCTTGCCGAACAGTGTCGCCCTCCACCACGTCGTGGTCACGTTGTCACCGTACCCGGTGTCGACGGGGATGGTCAGTTCGCAGACGGACGTGCCGCTCTTGGACTGCCGGAGTTCGGGGTCGCGTGCGATGCGACCGACCAGTGTGAGAATTGCCGTTGCCATCATGCCCTCCAGACCAAGTCAAGGAGGTCATGTCGACCCCGACCCGGCCAATTGTTGTTTTCGACGCACGTTCTGTACAGCTTGCCGAGCGCGTCATAGTCGGCGAGCGCCTGGTCGATGGTCTCGACCGAGAATTGGTAGACCGTCACGTCGTACGGTGCGACGTTTTCGACGGCGATGATACGCCAGTCGAGCGTGACGTTGCCGAGCTCGACGCCGTGTTTGTCGGCAAGCCCGTGCAGGTAGTGCGCGGCCTGCACGTCATAGCCAAACATGCGCGCGTCACGACGGAAAGACAGGCGATGCGTCGACCGCGTGGTCTTGAGGTCGGCGCCGAGTAGCCCTTCGTCTGACATGCGCGAGACGTCGGCCTTCATGCGGCAGTCGCCGAAGCCTTCGGGCTGTTTCCAGAAGTGCATCGATTCGACGGCCGTGCGCTTGTCGTCGAGAAGCTCGGCGACCCAAGGGTGTGCGAGCACGTTGCGGGCTGCATGGTTCGCGGTGTGCAGCTCGAGGTCGGTCACGAGCTGCAGGCCGTCGGCTTCGGCTTCGGCCTTCGCGACCTTGTACGCTTTCAGCCTCTTGTTTGTCTCCGTCGTCACGGCGTAGACCTGGTCGAACCGCGTCGGCTCGAAGGTCAACAGGTGGACGAGCGACCCCCACGACATCGACGCCGACGGCGGCTTCGGGTTGTCGCAGGCGTTGCGGAAGTGCAGCGGCGATTCGCGCAGGTACTTCAACCTCGAGTAGTTCATCGCGGGGTGCGCGTGGTACTCGGCGTCGGTCATGTGGTTCGAGTTCATCATCATTCTTCGCCCTTCGTTTGTCGGTAGTTCAGCCAAGCGAGCACGAGGCCGAGCGCTTGCCATGCGTGAGAAGAGACCCCGTACAGAGGCCCCTGCAAGGCCTTGCGGCCGACAGCAGGACGGCCGCCGGGTGTCTCGTGGTCTGCGATGCAGGCAGCCCGCACACGGGCGTCGGGCGACCCCTTTCCCGACAGTACGCCGAGATTGCGCAGGACCTCGCGCCGGGTCATCGTGGAGACTGTGTAGCCGTGCAACAGAAGCGCTTCGGACAGTGCGCCGGCGGTCCAAGCGGTGTCGAGCATGTGCCCGACAACGCCCGAACCGATTGCGCCCATGGCCGCCGGCCGTTCCATGACGACCCACAACCGTTGCCAGTCATACTCAAGGGCGACCGCGTCGACCTGGTCGCTGGTCGCGGCCTTGTCCGACCAGACAACCCGACGCTCGACGGCGTCATACAAGACGGCGCCGTGCGTCACCGGTCCGGGGTCGATACCGAGGTAAATCACGGCTCCCCCTTCTCGAGCTGCAGGTCGCGTGCGATTGCCTGGAGCTCGCGTTCCAGCACGCGCATATCTTGGTTGTAATCGACGGCTGCCATGCGCATCACTTCGGAGGCGTCGTCATACGCGGCCTTCAATGCCTTCACAAACTTCGCGTTCAGCGCCTTCTGGTGCCCGATGCGGCGCTTGACCTCGAGGGCTTGTTTGGCAATCCGCAAGCGCTCGGCCTGCAGCGGCACCGATTCGGGGTCGGCTTCTTTCGCTTTGTAGTACCACCGCTTTTTGCGGGTTACGAGCGTATCGACCTTGCGAAGCGTGTCTCGCAGAGCCCAGTAGAACGAAGCCGACGAGGTCGTGTCGACCCCTTCGGGCGCAAAGAACGCGACGATTTCGCCGAGCTTCGCGCCGGGGTTCGCGGTCACGTACGCGACCAGGTCGCCGGGAAGCGGCAGACCGGGCGCGGTCATGCGTCACCGCCTTCGGGCGCGGCCGCCGAGAATGCGTGCGCCTTGACGGCAAGGACGCCGTTGCGTTCGTCCAGCCACGTATGCGCAATCTCGAGTTCGGACGCATCGAAGGCGCCGAGCGGCCGCCGACCCTTGCCGACTGACCAGGCGTCGAAGTTCCGAATCGTCAGCCCGTGTTCTGACAGCAGCTGCGCAATCTTCCGCGACCATTGTGCAGCGGTCAATGCGGTCTCGGTCTCGCGGCTTCGGGCCGTTGCCTGGTTGCCGTCCGTGTCTTCATCGACGGCAATCCCGAGCATGGACAGCAACGCATAGCGGCGCAGATAGGTCACGCAAGAGCCAAAGGCCTGGATATCTCGACGCTTGCCGATGGGGCCGCGCGTCGTCCCTTCGATGACGTGCCCGCCTTCGTGCCGCAACACGGTGTACACGAAGACGGTCGCGTCGTCCGGGCTGTAGTCGGGCGTTTGCATGACCGAGAAGCCGTTGCCGTTGAGCGCCGGGATGACGGCCGCCAGAACGGCCGAGAGGCTTGCGTACCGGCTGCGGAAGTGTGGATTCGTGGAGTCCTTGAATACGACACCGATTTCAGATTGTGCCTTCGCGAGCGCCTTGAACGCTGCGGCTTCTACTTTCGTGGTCATGACTTGCCCTTGTCGTGGTTGGTTGTGAAGTCGGTCACGCTTGCGACCAGACCTCTCGGAGTACGCGACCCTTCGGCGCGCGTGAAAGTGTGGCGATGGCGTCGAGCCCGTTGCCGGGTGTCATCGCTTCGTCTTCGGCGAGCTCGCGCAGGTAGTAGGTGACGCCGTTCGACCGCATCTTCGTAAACCCTGCACGCTGCAGGGCGGCGGACAAAGTCAGTCCGCGGCCTTGCGGGTTGACGTCTTTTCCGATTGCCGACGCAAACTCGCCGCACGAGAATCGGTTGTGCGCGCCGCCCCCATTGTTCTGGTAGGCCGTCATCGCGCACTGTGTGTACCAGTCGAGGTAGCGATACGCGGCGTTACTTTGCCCTCGAAGCGCCTCCTCGCGCGCGGTCAACCACCATTGTTCGCCGGCCCGGTACAGGTCGCGCGCTTCGGCGAACATCTGGTCGCGGTGCGTGTCGACGTACTGCAGGTCGGCGACCCGGTCCGCGCACGGCACGACCCAGTACCGACGGTCCCCGGTCTTGTCTCGCAAGAAGTCGCGCTCGTTTGTCGTCGCGCAGATGACGGTATGCCGGCGGTACGTGCGAACCTTGCGCCCGAAGGGCGGCCGCAGCCGGTCGACGCTCGAAGCGATGAAGGCCTTCCGGGTCTCCTGGTCGGCGGTGCTACCGCTCGCGAGCTCGGCGTCTTCGTACAGCCAACACGAGTAGAGCTGCAGATAGCTGTCTTTGTCGCGCAGGTTGAGCCGGGTATCGCTGAACAGCTGACCCTTGAACCCCGGCAGGTCGACCAGGCGCCGAAGGAATTGGCTCTTGCCTATGCCCTGTCGTCCCTGCAGGCAGACGACTGTGTCCATTTTCGACCCCGGTTCGTACAGTCGAGCCATCAAACCGACCATGAAGCGCCGAGCGTAGGCGCGGAACACCGGCAAGTCTTCGCAGCCGAGCGCATCGATGAACAGTCGCTCGAGGCGCGGCCGGCCGTCCCACTTGAGTCCGTCAACGTACTCCTGCACGGGGTTCCGAGTATGCTGCCGGCAGACAAGTTCGATGGTTGAGTACAGGGTCTCGCGCCCGATGCGCCAGTACCAGCCGTATGCGCCTTCCATGTGCGCGAGTATTTCGATCCAGGTTGTATCGTCTACGGTGTCGCCGCCGTTCATTTCGCGCTCTGCGAAAGAGTCGTACCAGAGGTCGAACGTCGTGTCGTGCGTCAACATGGCAATCAGGTTGCCGACGGACTTCGCAATCTCGCCGACCCCGCCCTTCTTCTTCGGCGGCATGCGCACGAGCTCGGCAAGGCCCGACGCCTTCGGGGCCGTGTACGTGTTCCAATAGGTCGTTGCGGTCGGCGCCGAGTAATACCGCGTGCGGCCGTCGGGTTCGCGGGCGAAGAAGCCCGACCCGATGCTCGTGCCGCCGAAGGGACACACAATCTTCGTACGCTCGCCCGGGCCAAGTCCATCAATGCAGGCCTGCCACGTCCGGCCGTCGGGTAGCCGTTGCATGCGAAAGTCGACCTCGACGCGGCGAGACTGTCGCGGCTTGCCGGGCTTCGGTGCGATGTTCACCGGGTCGACGTCGACGGCCTGGTCGACCGACATACACAGCGAATCCTGCAGCCTGACCAGGTCTTCGCGCTGTAGCACCGTCTCGGAGGCCTGCACGATTTCGACCTCGAAGTGACGGCCGCCGGCCTTGCGGTTCGTGCTGCCGGGCAAGCGACACAGTCGAGCGCCGACGTCGTGCGTGCGGTCGAAGGCGCTGACGTACGACGTCAGAGGCGGCGACATCGCGCCGGCAAGCTCGGCGACCTGTAGGTTGACCGAGTCAACCACGGCCGCATGCACGGCACGAAGGGCGACCTTCTCGGCACCGATGTCGGCCGCGACTGCGAAGTGCGCGTGGTAGCCCCAGCCGCTCATCAGCACGACCGAGGCCGGTAGCCCCATGACCGCCTCGAGCTGCGGCACGTACTCGCGGAGCATCAAGTCGAGCAACGAGTCGCGTGCGCGGTCATCCAGCTTGTACATGCGGCGCTTGCGGTCCTGCGCGCGAGCCTCGAGGACACGGCCGCGAGACTGTCGAACACTGTCGAACAGGGTCAGAAGGTCGAGGTCGAAGAACAGGGACGTGACCCGTTCGCACTGGTCGAAGGTTCGCCCGCGTCCCTTGTCGTCTACGGTGCCGACGCGAAACAGGCCGGTCGAAATGTATTCGCCGCCGGTCAATGTCTGCCGAACGTACTGCAGGCCGTCGGGTGGTTCGGGCCAGACGTTGCGGGCTCGCGGGTCGATTGTCATTGTGCGGTCTCGTGCATGCGACGAAGGAGGGCGATGCGGCGCGACGTAAACATCGCGACGAGCTCGAAGGTGTTTGCGGCGGCAAGGTGTTCGGCAGCCGACACGCGGGCCGATGTAATGTCGCCGAGGTCCAGGTATTCGCGGGCGAGCTTGCGCCGGCCGTTCGCGAGATTCAAGCACAGGTTCTCAATCTCGAGGAGTTCGACAACGGCTTCGTTCTTCATCCGTCGCCCCGAATGACGGGCACGCCGTCTTCGAGCGTAGCCTTGACGGCTTCGACCAGGCCGGCGGCCTGTTGCCGTTGCCGAAGGTCATTCTGCACGAAGGCGTGCACGACGTTGTGGAAATACTCGGCGACCGTCAGGTCGGCATGCGCGGCCGCGAGTCGGACGTCCCGCGTGAAGTCGGCAGAAAGTACAGGTCGAAGTGCGGGCATGGTTCCCCCTCAATAGTGGGTCAGTGATTCGCGGCGCAGTTGCCGCAGCTCGTCGGGCGTGCAGGCCTCGAAGGCGATGCGGAAGGCGCGAGGTTCATCGAACGCGAAGCGCGTGCGACCACGTACTCGCATCCACAGGTAGCGATTGTTCTCGCGGTTCAAGATGCGGACGTACCCGCCGAGTACCGCCGGGTCGATTGCGTAGTGCGGCGAAGCCGTGCGACCGACCAGGCCGATTAGCTTGCGCCGAAAGTCATCGGCCCGACAACGGCCTTCGGCGCTCATGCGAACATCCAAGCGGTCATGAAGATGAAGATGCAGACAACGGCGGCAAGTTCTTCGAGTTGTTCGCGGGACATGGTCTCTCCTGGTTCGTTGGTACCGTATGCCAGAATGGATGGATGGCGCAACGGCAGGAATACCATAGTTATGTCACAGTTGTGTCATTGGCGAAAAGCCCCCCCCACCCGCCATTCTCGTCGGTAGTCGTCGAAAACGCCGTATTCATCAATGTTGCACTGACACAACGCCCTAACCATCGGCCTTCTCTTGTACCAAGTGCTAGCCCCAGTCGGTTGGAACTGCAGATTTCAAAAAAACAACAACAACAACAACGCCGAAATGAGTTGCACTGTGTTTGCGAGAAGGTGCATCAATACGGTATAATGACAGTGCAACGTTGATCAATAGCGCGTTCTCGGCAAATCGGAGACAAAATGGCAAGACCCGACGGCATCATGACCCCCGAAGAAATCGAAGTCGCGCTCGTGAAACTTGCGCCCGACGCTATCGGGCTACTCGAAGGCGTACTTCGAGGGACGAAGCGGCCAAACAAGGCGCAGACCGACGCGGCCTGGCGCGTGCTCGACATCGCGCGAGACCGCAAGCCGGCCGACCTGGAAGACGAAGACCTTCTCGAGCTGCGCAACGTGCTACAACTGGTCGCCGATACCTGACCACGGAGGGCAAGCCGTGAAAGTCATAGCAGCATTGTACGTCGAAACCGACGGGCCGTACGCCGACCTCGAGGGCGTCGACGCCTGGTCAATCGAGCGAGACGCGCGCCGGTATAGCGGACCGCATCCGGTCGTCGCGCACCCGCCGTGCAAGCGTTGGGGCAACTATTGGTACGGGTCTCCAAGCTCGCCGACGCGCTACAATCTCGGCGACGACGACGGATGTTTTGCGCATGCGCTGTACGCGGTGCGAACCTTCGGCGGTGTCATTGAACATCCCGAAGGTAGTGCCGCGCGAGCTTGGTTCGGATTGCCGGACTATCCCCGGCTTGGTTGGGGATGGAGCAACCAAGCCGACAAGTACGGCGGCCGGTCATGTCTGGTCACGCAAGGCCGATACGGTCATGCTTCACGTAAGGCGACATGGTTGTATGCGGTGCTTCCGACGTTCCCGGCACTTGACTTTGACGACTGCCGCAACATGAAGCCAGTTGAGCACTTGGACAAGCGAGGTCGATTCATTACCCCGCTACCCTTCCGCGACGCTTTGCTCGACATGGCGCGCTCATGCTGACGTTCGTACCGAAGACGGTGCCGCCCGACCTACGCGACCAGGTCGCCGAGCTCGTGCGCCGGCCTTCGACCTTTTGCCGACTGCACAAGGTACAGCACAAAGACAGCAAGGCCGAGATACCCTTCGACCCGTTGCCGATGCAGACGAAGATATTTGACGCCATCGAAGCCGGGCACAATCGTATTCTCGTCATCAAGGCGAGACAGGTCGCAGCGACGACGGCGTGTAAGTTCGTGCTCCACCAACGATGGACGGCGACCGAGACCGAGAGCATGTTCGCGCTCGTGTCGCTTCGGGCCGAGAGCGCGACCGCCCTTCTTGACGACCACCGCCGATGGTTGCGACACCCGCCGGCCCGGCTACAGCGCGAGCTCGACACGCGAGCGAAGGGCGAGCTGCGGTACAGCGACACCGGCGCAAGCCTCAAGGCCTTCACGTCTCGAAGCCAGACCGGGCTGCGGTCCTTCTCCCCGGCGGCCGCTTTGCTTTCCGAGTTCGCCTTCGCACCCGACCAGGACGAGCTGTTAGCGCAAGCGCTCGCCGCCGTCGGCGACGGCCTGCTCATGGTCGAAAGCACCGCGAACAACCCCGGCGACACGTTCTCGCGTCTGATTGCCGGCGCACCCGAAAACGGCTGGCACGTTCTCACGCATTGGTGGCACGAACACCCGGCGTACTGCGACCAGGTGCCGGCCGACTTCGAGATACACGAGGACGAACAGGAACAGGTCGAACGCCACAACCTGACACCGGGGCAAGTTGCATGGCGTCGACGCTACCGGGCTACGCTTGGCGAGTTCAAGTTCAAGCGCGAGTATCCCGCCGAGCTCGATGATTGCTTCTTGAACCGCGAGGGCGGTTGGTTCGATGACGGTATCTTGCAGGGTATACATGTCATCGACCATACAGCCATCGGGGCAACGGGCGGTCGAGAGATAGAGGGACCGCACCCGCACGACCGGTATGTCATCGGCGTCGACGTCGGGGGCGGTGTCGGCGGCGATTACTCGGCGTTGTGCGTCGTGTCCGTCGCAACGCGGCAGCCGGTGTACGCCCGGCGCGACAACCGGGCGACCCCGTCACAATGGGCGCACGTCGTCATCCAGGTCGCGACCAGGTACAACCAGGCGCTCGTACTCGCCGAGTCGAACAACCACGGGCACGCCCTGCTACTCGAGCTCGACAACTGCCGGTATCGCAACCAATGGCGCAACCCGAACGGCAAGCCATGGACCACGACCCTGCAGTCGAAGCTCGAGGCGTACGACACCCTGCGCGAAGCCATGCAGCAAGTACAGGTCATGGACCGCGCGACGTGGCTCGAGCTGCGCGGCCTGACAGTGCCGCCGGGCAAGGTCGCACCCGAAGCGCCGCAAGGGGCACACGATGACGCCGCCGTTGCGATTGCGCTCGCGTATCGTTGTCTGCGCGATATTCCCGCAACGTGGCGGACACTTGCGCTACAATCGCAGCGAACGCGAATGGACGACCTGATTGCGCGAAGTCGTGCCCGCCGGATACGTGCAAGCAACCTGCCGTTTTGAGGCCTTGAATGTTGAAGCCCGAACACGTTGCCGAGATTGTCGACCAGCACGATGCGTATTGGGACGACCGGCGCCCGCGCATGCGCGAGCTGCGATCGATGTACTTCACGCGGTTCTGGTCCGACCGCGAGTACGACGCCAACGACGGTATCTTGCGGACAGAAGTTCCGAAGGCCTACGCCGTGGTCGAATCGTATCTCGGCAGCCTGTACGCCCGGAACCCGTCAGTATTCGTACAGCCCGACCTTCGTGCGCGTGGCAATCCCGAAGTGGCTGCGGCGACTGCGAATCAGTACCTTCTGACCGTCCGCAACGTCATCGAAGACGCGACCCGGCTCGCGCTCATCTATCCGTGCAGCTTCGTCAAGTTGGCGCCGGTCGAGTCGGTCGACCCTCTCAAGCGTGTCGCGGCCGCCGCCCTCGAGCCCTGGTCGGTCATCGTTGACGACACGTCGGGCTCTTGGGAACACCAGCGCTGGGTCGGACACAGCTACCTGCTACCGCTGGACGAAGCGACCGTACGCTTCGACAAGGCTCCCGAAGACTTCACGCCGCGCACGTATTCGCGCTGGATTGATTCGCGCCGCAAGTCGCAACCCGGCGACATGCAAAGCGAAGGCGAGCTCGGCAAGTGGGTACGGGTTGTCGAGATTTACGACCTGGTAAACGATGCGCTCTTGGTCTGGTCGCCCGACTACGAAAACGGAACCGAGTACGTCTTCGAGGGCGTCACCGTGCAGGTCGGCGCGCTTGACCCCGACGTCACGCTCGGCGAAGACGTGCCTGACCCCGAGCTCGAGCACGAGAAGACCGGCATCCCATACAAGAGCGCATCGGGCCGGCCCATTGTGCCGATTGTCCCGCTCTACTTCTCGAGGGACCCCGGCGTGCCGCTTCGAGGGTACAGCCTGGTCGACCGGTCATACGACCAGTTCCGAGAGCTGAACGTCATGCGCACCTATCAGGCGCAGGGCGTGCGGCGCATGGCGCGACAGTGGCTCATGCGTGCGGGCTTCATGGACGAGTCTGCAGTCGGCAAGCTCGCGGCCGGTCATGACGGCGAAGTCATCGAAGTCGACCTCCAGCCGGGCGAGCGCCTCGAGGGCAACATCATCCCGGCACCGCAGGCGCCGATACCGGCCGACGTCGCCTTGTACGCGCAGACGGTCGAGTCGGACATTCGAGAAGCCGGCCTACTCGCACCGTTCACGCGCGGCGAAGTCTCGAGGACCACGGCAACAGAGGCGAACCTCCTCCAGTCGTACACGTCATCGGAAATCGGCCGGATGGCTAGACAACG